CATTTAAACTTGATTTTTTTTTTATATTATTATTATTATTATTATTATTTAGAATTTTTTCTAATTTCTCAATTTCTAATTTATATTTAGGAATTAATTGTTCCTCATATTTTTTAAATCTATTAATAATTTCTGTATGTGCAACATCTAAAGTAATGTTTTTGCTATGAAATTTGTTCATTATAATAATAAAATATATAATAAAACTTAAAATTATATTTTTTTTAAATATAATTTCAAAAAATTATTTTCTTTAACAATATTATAAAAAATGGCTGGAGGACTTATGCAATTAGTTGCCTATGGCGCACAGGATGTATATTTAACCGGTAATCCCCAAATCACCTTCTACAAAGTAACTTATCGTCGTCACACAAATTTCGCGATGGAATCTATTGAACAAACTTTCAATGGCCAGGCTGACTTTGGACGCCGTGTTACTTGCACTATTTCACGTAATGGTGATTTAGCTTACCGCACATATTTACAGGTTACATTACCTGAAGTTAACCAGAGCATGGGAAATACTTCGGGCTCAGGAAACGTATATGCCAGATGGTTAGACTTCCCTGGAGAACAAATCATCTCGCAAGTTGAAGTTGAAATTGGTGGCCAGCGCATCGATCGCCAATACGGTGACTGGATGCACATCTGGAATCAGCTCACTCTCTCAAAAGAACAGGAACGTGGTTACTACAAAATGATCGGTAACACTACCCAGTTAACATATGTATGCGATCCCAGCTTTGCCGCGGTCGATGGCCCCTGCTCTGCTGATGGTGTTCGTCAGGTATGCGCTCCTCGCAATGCTTTACCTGAAACCACTTTATACGTTCCACTTCAATTCTGGTACTGCCGCAACCCTGGCTTAGCTTTACCTTTAATTGCCTTACAGTACCATGAGGTCAAAATTAACTTAGATATTCGCAACATTGAAGAGTGCTTATGGGCTGTCGATAAATTAGACGGCAATGGTGAAAAAGTCAATGAAGCTTACAGACAATCGCTCGCTGCTGCTTCGTTATTTGTTGACTATATCTTCTTAGATACTGACGAACGCCGCCGCATGGCGCAGAATCCCCATGAATATTTAATTGAACAGTTACAGTTCACTGGTGATGAATCGGTTGGTTCCTCGTCAAATAAAATTAAACTCAATCTTAATCACCCATGCAAAGAGTTAATCTGGGTTGTTCAGCCTGATATTAACGTTGATTACTGTGCGTCCACAACAACTGGACATCAGTTAAATCACTTATTAGGTGCTCAGCCTTTCAACTACACCGATGCTTTAGACGCTTTACCCAATGCGGTTCATGCCTTCGGTGGACAGCTCAGTGCTGATTCTTCGTCTTTCATTAACACCAGTGGATACTTCCAGGACGCTTTCGCGAATGAACTTGCTACTGCGGCAGTTACTGGACCTGATGTTATTAGCACAAATAACTCGGAATCTGGTGTTTCTGATGCAGGAACATTCGTTCTATCCGAAACTGCTTTAGACATGCACTGCTGGGGTGAAAATCCAGTTGTTGTCGCTAAATTACAGTTAAATGGACAAGATCGCTTCTCTGAGCGTGAAGGAACATACTTCGATCTTGTTCAGCCCTTCCAGCACCACACTCGTGCCCCTGACACTGGTATCAATGTTTACTCATTTGCCCTTCGTCCAGAAGAGCACCAGCCATCGGGCACATGCAATTTCTCGCGCATTGACAATGCTACCCTTCAGTTAGTTCTATCGAATGCTACAGTACAGGGTGTCAGCACTGCTAAAGTTCGTGTCTATGCGGTCAACTACAACGTCCTCCGCATCATGAGTGGTATGGGTGGCTTAGCTTACTCGAATTAAATATTTAATAAGTTCTTTTTATTTAATTTTTATAAAAATAAAAAGAACACTTATATTATAATGCTTGAATTTTTTGTTGAGTTATTAGGTACTTTTATATTTTTAAGTGTAATAATTATTACTGGAAATCCTTTAGCGATTGGTTTAACTTTAACATCTATGATTTGGTTTGGAAGTAAAATATCTGGAGGCCATTTTAACCCTGCAGTATCATATTTAATGTTTATTCATAAAAAAATTAATTTACCACAACTATTATTTTATATAATCGCACAAATTATTGGAGCAACAGGTGCATTATTTTTATTCAAGTCTATAAAAAAATAATATTTTAATATATTAAAATGAATTTTGGAATAATAAAAAGCAGTTTTTATATTACATATATTTTCTTAATAACAACTGGAACAATTTGCTTCATTGAAGCATTGCGAAATCCCATTCCAGAAATTAGACATATTATGAATTTAGAAACATGTATATCTGTAGTTGCTGGATATTTTTATGGTCAATTTGTTGAAAAGCTGAAAAAATATGATGAAAATAATCAAGCATCAGAAAATAAAGAAGAATTATATAAAACAATTAATGATACCAGATATACTGATTGGGCTATTAGTACACCTTTAATGTTATTAGTTTTATGTATGGTACTTGGTTATGAAAATAAATTAACAGTTCACTTTATGAATATTTTATATGTATTAATTCTTAACTTTTTAATGCTTGGGTCTGGATATATAGGAGAACTTAATATTATACCAAAATCTTTTGCAAATATTATTGGATTTATTTTCTTTTTTGCTATGTATGGATTAGTGTGGAAAACATATATGAAAAAAACTGCTACATTTAATTCTAAAATAATTTTTTATAGCTTTTTAATATTATGGGCGTTTTATGGTTTATTCTATAATATGGATGTTATGACTAAAATATTCGGTTATAATATTTTAGATTTATTAGCAAAAGCATTTGTTGGTATTTTCTTTTGGTTATATTTAACAAAAACTATTAAATTTTAATTTAAATCAATTAAATTTTTACATTCTACAAATTTAGGTTTTGAACTTTCTATAATATTTTCTTGTAATTTAATATTTAATTTTTCCAATTTTTCATATTTTATTTTTAATTTATCTAATTCATCCTTATATTCATAATTTAATTTTTTTAACTCTCTTACTTCTTTACATTTATTATCAAATGCTTCTGGTAAATTATTTGAGGAACCATAATCTTCCAAAAATAATTTATTTGCAGGGATTAAACATTTCTTTTTATGTTTTGAAGTATTAAAATGACTAGCTATCATACTTGAATATTTTTTCGGTCTAAATTCATTTCCACAACACATACATCCAAAAGGATATTTACTTTGCAAATCTCTAATATTTAGATCTACTTTTTCACTATTATTTTCATTGTTTTTTGGATCATAGTTAGGCAATACCTCTATTAAGCTAGTATCCATTTTTATTAACTATATAAAAAAATATAATATTTATAAGAATATCAATTTTTTTAAATATTTATTTAATATAATATGAATTATATTATTAAAAATATAGAAGATAGAATATTAAAATTTAAATTTGGAAAAATATATATATTATTTTTTCTAATGCTATTTTTTTCAATTTTATATTTGCTTTTAGATGATTCTCATTTTGAAGGTGTTAATAAATTTAAAGAATTAGTTAAAGAAGAAGTAATCAAAGATAAAGTGCAAGAAAAAATTAAAGAAAACTTTGATACTCTAGAAAATTATTATCATAAAAATAAAATAATAGATGATGATCTAGAAAATTCCTCAAAAAAAAATATAGAAGAAAAAGTTATGGAAAGTGCTACAAAAGAAACTGAAAAAAAAACTGAAAATATTGAATTGGATCCTGAAAATGTTCAACCATCTACTAGTAATAAATATTTAAATAGATTATATTTTGCAATCGTTACTGGATGTCTTCTAGGATACGGTGATATTTATCCTGTTTCACCAATATCTAAAATTTTAACATCTATTCAGGGTTTATTAACAATTATTTTAATAATTTACTAAAATATATAAGTAATTTTAATGATTAATTGTTGGATATGTTATAAAGAAGATTTCGATTATATTTTACTTCCGTATGATGATGAATATTTAGAAAATGATATAAGTATTTTTAGAAATACCATGATAATTAAAAATGTATCACCTTTCAAATTTTTATATTTTACATGTTGCAATGATTGTATTGATAAACTTATTAAATATAAATACTCTGGAAACTTTTTTAAAAAATTAAAAAATAGAGAAATCACTGGAAAAAAAAATTGATTTTAAATATATAATATCTATTATTTAATAGAAACAAAAACAGAGATTATATGTCATTCAAACATCTCTATCTCATATTCGATAATATTAAGATTAATATTATCGAACTGTTATTTTCATTTTATGATCAAACTAAAAATATGAAAGTTAAGGATGATGAAGAATTAAAAACTATTGAAAAAATTTCTCAAGAATCTGGATTTATTGTTACAGGAAATTTTTCAAAAAGTTTTGCAAATGTTCCACGAATTTATTATCAGCATATGCATCTCGTTAATATTCATGATTTTTCTACAAAAAAAGAATTAACCAAAATTCCTTTATTGCAATTGGATATGCCAATTCAATATATTGGTTTATTATTGGATCATAGTATTGAAGACTTACTAAAAATATTGCTAGAATCAGATAAATATAATTTATGCTTATCTGAAAACTATAATAAAAATATAGAGCATATTGAAAATTTGATTATTCAAAAAATTAAACAAAATTTTACTTACAAATTTACACAAATGAATAGCAATGATTCTTTTTATGACCCTATGTTTATACCAAATAATTATATGATTTTTATAGAGCGAATGTTTGGTTCAGGAAAAGATTATAATAAAGTCAAAGATGAAACAATAAGACAACAACTTGTTCAAATGGATACTATTCGTCTCCCATATCCAGATCAACAACAAAGAAATAATAATAACAATAACAATAACAATAACAATAATTTACATGATAATTATGATTTTCCACTGTTATTTTATGTTAAAAAAGTTTTTCCTGTTTCAAAATTGAATGACCCCAATTTCTTACTTAATTTAAGTAATTTAAATAATATTTTAGATTCATTGAATTTAATAAATAAAAAAAATCTAATAAATAAAATTGTTGATATTTATTGTGTTTCACCAGAAACATCTGATATTGTTTGCTTTAAAAAATATAGAAATTACGCTTCGCCATACGCGGTGAGTATTGCATTTAATCATCAGTTAATTAAAGAACAAAATGCTGCAATATTTACAAATAGTGAATGGAAACATCATGATCTTCAATTATGGACATTAGATGATCTATACGATGAAAGAATGAATAATGAACAATCTTGTAAAGAATTGTTTCTTCAGCAAATCTATACCTATAGTTTTTGTCAAAATAATAATATTGAATTTTCAAATTGTTTAAATAATGTAAATTATAGTTATACATTTAAAATTCCTACTAATGAAGAAGCTTGCTATAATTTTCATAAATTGTTTACTAAAGGTTTGCTTGATTTTTCAGAATCACAAATTAAAGAGTTTTATTCAGATAATTTAGTTATTGGCGGAAGTGCATTTACATTTTGTGCATGCAGTCATCCGCATAAAAGTGGAAAAAATGCAAGTAATGAATTTTTATCATATTATAATAATTCTGATGTAGATTGCCCTATTTTAGCAGGAGATAATGTTTTTATGACTACTTCTGAACTTGAACAAGTCGTAGATCAAAAAATAAAAATATTACAATCATATTATCCTGGAGGATGGAAATTTGAAAAAAAACTTGTTGATAAACGTTTCCAGATTACAAATAATTATAATTCTACAATTTTAGAATTATTTTCAGTACCATATTCAAAAGCAACTGTTTGGAAACATTTTGCAAAATATCACTTTGGATGGGTTCGTGGTTATTTTGATGGTTTTAAATGGTATATTTTACCATCTGGAGTTATTTCAGTTTGCACTAGAGTAAGCATTGACATTCGCTATTGTGCAACAAAACATGCACCACATGAATTGATATATAAATATTTAAAAAGAGGATTTGCACCAATCATTAATATTAACGAATTTACTTCGCTTGGAAAATATATCAGACAAAAATATAATGATGAATTGTATAATTATATTAATTTAAATAGAAATCTTATTATTCCATGTTTTGATAATATATACAGGGATGTAATCAATTATCCAGAATTTTATTGCAAACAGAATAAACAAGTACCGGAAGAAATTGATTATTCTATAAAAAACAGAATTTGAAATTATTATTAGTTAATACTTAAAAAAAAATAAATAATATATATTTAATAAAATATGAGTGATTTATCAATAAATGATTTATCTAAAAATTTTTTTTTAAATACAAAGTCTAATTTTATAAAAGAAGATTATAAACGTTTGAGAAAAAATAATGCTATACAGCTACCACCTGAAATTAAACAAGAAATGATACCAAAATATGTTGTCTATTATAAAGAATGTTACAATAAAGAAAAAAAATTATATAGAGATTTTTTTAAAATAGAAAAACATCCTCTTATAATAAATAAAAAAATTTATGTATCTAGTAAATCTAATAAAGTAACTATTATTGAAAAATTAGAACAAATCAAAAAAATATTATATAATATAGAAAATAATGAAATTATAAATACTAAAGAATTTATTTTAGATTTATCTGATAATAGTAAAACTAAAATTGATGAAATAGATGAAACTACTATTAAATTACCCAAATATATATCTATAAAAAAACATGAAAAAGATAATGATAAATATTACTTATTATATGATAAAAAATATACGAATAATAGAGAGACTTTGAGAATTATTTATAAAAATAAAACTTCTCTCAAAAATAATATTTTAAACTTTATAAATAAAATAAATACTAAATATAATAGTAATATTATCTATGAATAGATATATTAATTGTTGTAAAATTAATAAAAATACAAAAAAATGTATAAGAAATGATAAAAAAATATTTACTTTACCAAGAAAATTTTCTTATAAAAAATGCATTAATAAACCTATAAGAGGATTTACAATGAAAGCTTCTTGTGCTCCATATAAATATTGTAAAAAAAATAATGTTGGCGGAGCTCGAGAGAAAACAAAAAAAAAACAATTTTTATATAATCCAAATAATCCTAAAAAATCTTTTGATGTATATATTGATAAAAATCCAAGTGATACTATTCATATTAAATATACAACTTTAGATGATGTAAAAAATACAATTAAAAAATTAGAATCACTTTATAAATTAAAAAAATATAGCCACAAACGAATATGGCAAGTTGCAATGATTATGTATGTTCGATTAAAAGTTCTTAAAAAAAAGAAACCATTACAATATAACTTATCTAAAAAATACTTTTTATTTTTAAAAAAAAGAACGAATCTAAAAACATTTATTGAGAGAAAACAGTTTAAATTTTTTTATTAATTTTTTTATAACATATTTTATATAAAATGTATATGCCTTCACCGGTTAATTATTATATTTATAATAAAATTATTGAATCTCCCGATAAAAAAATTAATAATCAAATTTTAAAAGATGCAGTTTCAAAATTTGGTTTTGAACAAGTATATTCCTCGGGATATGTATCTCATTTAAAAAAATATAAATGCATAAACCGGCGAATTTTAGAAGAATCTAAACTTTTATCACAAAGAACAATTAATTATATTTATGAATAATATAGTTATATATAAAAAATAGTATGAAAAAAACATTCATAATTATAATTTTTCAGTTTATGATATTTGTTTATTCTGCATTTATTCCAAATATAAATAAAATTTCAATCAAAGAATTTAATAATTATCAAAAAATTTTAGAAATACAAAATATACCATGTTATATGCAAACACTTAGAATCAAAACATTTAATAGCGCATTTCAAAAAAAAAATAAATTTCATTTAAAAACAATAGAAGAAGTTAATGATTTAATTGCATTCAGATTTATTTTTTACAATAAATATGATCTATTGAAATTTTATCATCATTTATATAACGAAAAAAGAATTGTAGTTAGTAATAATGAAATTATTGATAATAATAAAATATATCCAGGAATATTATTAAGATATCAAAATGAATATACTGAATGTCCAATTTATCAAATTGAATGTCAAATGTTTTTAATTATAGATTTTTATAAATTATTGTTTAATGAAGATAAAAAAAAAATAATTATAAAAAATTTAAATTTTCCATATAATATATCACAAATATAATATAAAAATACAAAACATTATTAAATTAAAAAATGCAATTATATGAATTGAATGATGATATTATTTTCTACATTAATAATTTTTTTAATATTTATTGTCACACATGTTATAAACAAATAAATTTTTTAGATGCTTCTTTTACACCATTAGACATTTAAAACGCCTATTTTATTAGGCAAAAAATAATAAAAAATGTAAAATTAATAGAAGGAATTTCCATAACCAATCAATATGTTTTCTCCAAAAGTTTCCTTAATTTTATTCAACAAACCTAAATATAAAATTACATGCAGTTTTTTGTTTTTCTAAACAACATCTTCCAACACTACTATAAGATATATTTAATTCTTTTGATGCTTCCTTCTGTGAATTAAACTCTTTTATTTTATTCAATTGTAAATCGTATTGAGCTACTTTTTTAGTAGAATTAGACAATCCACTATTAACCTTATGTATTTGATTTTCTATATTAGAACACCATTCTAAATTCCATTTGCGCGCATTTTCTTTATTTCCGTCAATATGATTGACTTGTTCTTTATTTTCTGGGTTAGGTATAAATACCTTGGCCACCAATCTATGTAGTAAATATTGTTTATTTGCTATTGAAACCCATAAATAACCACTTGCATGGTGATGCCCTTCCGTA